TATGGATCGAGTCGTTGACAGGTGCAGAGTCGAAAGAGTCGACGCTTCAAGGTCGACCGGCCGAGATGCAACGAGTTAGAATATTGAGAATGAAAAGGACAGTCACTCATGGCCGATCAACTCATGCGGAAAGCCAGTAGGACGGACGAAGCAATCTTGATCCTGTATAGACCGTATCTGATCGAAGGTTTCACACGCAAACTCGATTTTACAGAACCGGCATGAGAACTTCATACGAGATCCCTCAACTCATCATCGTGCTTCGTCGGGTCTCCTGCAGATTTCGTGTACAACCTCTCAAGATTATCTGAGATGACCGTTGCCTTGACGAACCCGTCTTCATATCCGAGTTTACGATCCTCGGCCCGCTTGATCCCTGAGACCTTTCTATTCCGCTTCTTCTGTTCTGACTGGATCGAATCCATAGGCCGATATGATGGGTACTCTAAGATTGAAGTCGGTCGCGGTCTCCCTCGGTTCCCTCGCTTCCGATCAAGGTTGATCTGAATGCGGTGATCATCCTTACGACAGACCCGATCCAACTTGAGAACCTGATTTGAAGTCCTCCATACCCAATAGAACCCACACCGAGGACACTTCCAAAGACCCTGCCTCATTCTTTCAACACTCCATCAGTCAGAGCGTGAAATTCATCAGACCAAACCTCAACTATCGGTTCATGTCCGTTTGAATCGTGGATGATCCCTTGAACTCGATCTCTTGCTAGGCCCCAACATTTCGGGCCGCAGAGCAACCACTGTTTCACGATGGGGTTTTCTGCCCTGAATTCATCCCTGTTCATTTGAGCATCCAGGGTTTCACTCTCACTGAGGATCAGGCAGAATACCCTATCGCACTGTCCTATCAAGTGTTCTTTATTCCCGGTCCAATTGGACGGCTTCTGCTTTCCCATTATCACCTTCTCACAAACCCAGCATCCTAAGATCGGCGGTCCTTCTTCGGTTGTCCAATCCTCGCTTATCGAACCCTCAAGGTTGAGGTATTGCATCAAATCCACCTCTCGAGGCTAGGCTGAATCATCGCTTCTCGCAATCCTCTGCTGATCTCGATGGGGATAACTGATCGCTTCTGCACAGAGTGGCGATCATGTCCCCCGGCCTTCATGCACTTGGGTTGAAATTCAGTACATCCGGGGATCACAATCTGAGGGAAATTCCCCCATAGACAGTAAGGGCCGATGACTTGCTTCGGCATGCCGAGGATCGGCTCTAACCATTTTCTAGCCCCGGCTACGTTCTCAATCACCCAGTACTTCGGCTCCAGCTTTTTGATGATCCGAATAGCGGCCTCAACGAGCGCGAGTCCATCAGTCGGGGTGTATTCTATCCCGGCTCGCTCTGCCTCGGCTTGTGGGGCGCTGTACGCCCTGCTAAACTCCCTGCACGGCGGTGAAGCCCATACGAGATCTATTCCCTCCACACATCGGGCTTTCCAAAACCATTTGATTTCATCCTCGGGCCTAAACCGCGACAAATCAATTTGAATCGAATGCGGTACAATGTCGCATACGCTAATATCCAATTCATAACGCCTGACGAGATCACCGGCCTCAACGAAGGCTTCCGAAGCGCCACCATAACCTGAGAACAGATCAACGACGTTCACTCGATCACCTCCCGATCTATGGGGGAAGTCAGAGATTCATAATCAACATGATATTCGGGCAAATGCTTGATTCGGTTCTTCATCATCCCATGTAATACGCCTGCGATATTGTTGAGGGCCTTATTTGCCCGGTTGCGGGTGATCTGACGGCCTCTTTTGTTCCCGACGACACCTCGCTTCAATCGGTCATGGTATCGCTCTCTAATCACTTCGTCCGTCATTATGAATTTCAGTAATTCATATTCTGCCTGCTTCACGTTTCTGAACCGGTCCTGCTTCGCCATGTTCTTTGATAGTCGGCTTCGGTCTTGAAGATTCCCTACTATTCAACCGTTGTACTGCCGTTGACGGTTCCCTACACTTCAGACAGAGAGGGGGGTGGCGGGGGGAGATCTCCGCCGAATGACTAAGTGTAGTGTAAGACATGGGCGGGTCGGGTCGGCGGGAAAAGGAGAGGATTAAGGCCGGGTGGGTTCCCGTTCCGGTCCGGTTGGAGCAGTACATGTTGATGGAAGCGCTAATTATCGGTGGATTCGCCCTCTCAATCACAATTCAACTGCTCGTTCTGCGATCTACCCATGCCTTACTGCTCCAACTTTTAGAAACACTTGATCAGAGGATCGCAGAGGCTATTCAAAGCGTCCTCGCTGATCTGCCCCTCGGGGATCTCCCCGAACCTCCTTCACCCCTCGCTCAATTCCTGCTAGGACTCCTGCAGGATTCAATGAAGGGCGGATCTCAGGGGAGCATCCAGGAACTGCCGCGAGATTTGAAGGGCCAATTTCAAAACGTCGTTGAGTTAAGCACCGATCAATCATAAGCGGGCGGCGTACGCTCCACTCTCGAGCAACATGGCTAAGAGAAAGACGAAGCGTCGAAGAACACCCAAGAAAATCGGGATCCTAAACGTTCTCGAATCCCTAACCTATGCGAGTATTCTTACTGAAGGTGTAGCAGGGACTTCAGTATTTGGACTCCTAACGGGCGATACCGATCTGACCCAATCCTCTGTCTATGATTCCAGCCTCGGCCTTTCAACATCGACTTGGACGGGCGGATCTGCTCTGTCTTTGGGAGACATAGCCACGAACCCCGGTCAAGCGGTCTCGATCATGCAGACGAACTTCATGCAGAATTGGAAAAATATGGCCGTCTCCAGCTTTTTTACTTCGATCACATTTAAGTTTGGACGCCGACTTTTACGCGCTCCGATCAATAACATAAACCGAAATATTATGGCTCCACTTTCTCTAGGGATTAAGGTCTGATTTAGATGGCGAACGTACAGTCATACGGTCAACTAATCTCCCGATCAGGTGCTGTTATTCCTGTTCTCAATACGGCAACTACCGAAGGCACTTTGGACGCCGTGGCCACCGATCTAAATTACGTCGGATCGGCTCAGGCCGTAGGAACCTACGGTGATCAACTAGGCAGGTTCGTTGTGACGAGAGGCGGTTGGATCGCGGAAACGGACAGCACATACAATTTCATTCGTTCGGCCGGGGTGATCAAGGCTGCATTACCATTTGGATCAGGAAAGGACGGAGGACCGTCACCAATCCCGGCCCCCCTTCCATATCCGGTTGAATTAGCAAGTGGGGACCAACTCATGGTCATGTGCAATTCAGTGTCTGACAGAGAGGCCTCTCTTACTGTCGCTTGCACAAACGGCGAGTACCATGTCTTTGCGATCACTCCATCCGGATCGGGAGAACATGAGTTCGTCTCGGTCCTTACTGGAAATGGGATCGGAACCACATTACAGGGAAGGGTATGCAGCCATTGGATGGCCTGGGCCGGAAACAACGACGCAGAATTAACTTCCTCGGTCATGCTGCTGAATGGATCAGGAATTCCCGTTGGATCTCTCGGATTCACCGCCTCAGGCGGATCCTCGGCTTGTGTTTATGCTCCGAGTGGGGGAGTTCCGATACATTTGAACAGCCGCGCAGTTTTCAGGACGGATGGCTGATGGCGAAAGCGTCGAAGGCGGCAAAGGCTCGTGTCCGAAGATCAACTGCTTCAGAAAAGGCTCAGATCAAAAAGGCAGCGCGCGTTTTGGCTGACTTTGATCTGATCAGTGAACCTCGATACCGCGCGATCATCAGATCCACTGAACAGCGTCGGTGATAATGTGTACCCTCGGCTCGGACGTTTCATTATTTCAAGTGGAGAAATACCCGCCGGATCTGATGCTGCTAAGTTATTCCCGGTCTTCTCTGCTGGAACCAAGAACGTTGAAATTCAATACTGCTCATACTACGGCGGTGACGCTGACGAATATCCTCAACTAATCTTAGTCCCGCCGACTATCGTTCTCAATGGGACCACTGGCCCGGGCGATCATCCCGGTTCAATGGCTATCACAGCATATCAATACATCACTGGCGGAGTATTCACCGCCTCCACTCCTAACGCCATGTGTGCAGATAATCCCGGCAGAGGTCAAGCACGAATGACCCCGTTCGTCATTCCCCCCAACTATCAGATCGGTATCGTGCTTGACACAGCCAACTCTGCCGCCTTTCACATGACGGTCGGGGGCTTTGAGATAGATGCCTAAGGCGAAGCCGGATCAGGTGATCGTCCACCGCATAGAACTCCAGGAAACCGAGCGTGAAATACTCTCGAGTCTGTCATCAGCGATCATGTTCAACCGGGTCGCTTCTCCTGTCGTGAAATTACTCAATGATGTGACGGGGACAATAACCGTTCTAGCCCTGCTCGCTGCTTCAGGTCTTGTAGCTGGAGTAGCGTTCACCTACATCTATGACCCCGACATCATCAAGGATCCAATCGAGCAGTTTCTTCAACAAGCCGAAGAAGCCCGGGAACGGGCGGATCTGATTGGAGAGGCAGCCAAGCGGGGACCACTGTGGGGCCTCATTGATCTGATTGAGATGTTCACCGGATCCAATCTGCCTGACTTCGGCGGGGGATATGAACCCCCAGGGCAGGCAGCAACGAACCCCGAATACAATGATCCCAGTACATTGTATCAGGGTGTCGAATCAATGCCTCAGTATGAATCGACTGAAGATGTATGGCGTCAGGCGTTCTCAGACTATGGATCGAGTCGTTGACAGGTGCAGAGTCGAAAGAGTCGACGCTTCAAGGTCGACCGGCCGAGATGCAACGAGTTAGAATATTGAGAAT